GTGGCGTCTGCCATGGCGATGTATTGCTCGATCTCGCTGGCGTCGAAGCCCAGCAGGTCGATGTCGAAGTCCATGCCTTGCAGGTCTTTGATTTCAAGCGCCAGCAGGTCTTCGTCCCACCCGGCATTCAGCGCCAGTTTGTTGTCGGCGATGATGTAGGCGCGTTTTTGTGTCTCTGTCAGTCCCTCCAGACGCAGGCAGGGCACGCGATCCAGTCCGGCCTGGCGGGCGGCCATGACGCGCCCGTGACCCGCGATGATGCCGCCGGTCTCGTCGATCAGGACCGGGTTCGTGAATCCAAACTCGCGCAGGCTCGCTGCGATCTGCGCCACCTGCTCTGGCGAGTGCGTGCGGCTGTTGCGTGCGTAGGGTATCAGCGCGTCGATGGACAGCGTCTCAAAACGGTCGTGCAGGCGGATGGGTGTCATGCTGCCTCCTTGTTTGAGGTTAAAGGGGTCTGACCCCGGTTTTGACCCGGTTTTGGGATGTTTTCGGTGTGTGTCATTCCATCCTCGGCACCGGCTTGTTGACGATGGGGCCGAGTACTGCGATCTCGGCCAGTGCCGCCTCTGCCGCGGCGTGCGCGGCGCGGGCCTCGTTCAGCAGCCGGTCGGCTGCGTCGAACCGGCACTTGCGCGCCAGGTTGTAACGGCTGACCGGCGGCCTGGCTGCCTCGCCCAGCACTGCCGCAACGCGCGACAGGGCGTCGTTGCGGCGGGCCAGTGTGTCGGAAAGTTCGTCGAGCAGCTGGTGGTAGCGCCCGAGGTCTTCCAGTTCACTCATCGTTTTCTCCCGTAAGGCGTGAGAATTCTTCATGCAACGCGGCCCTCTGGTTTTCTGCCGCAATGGCCAGCAGTTCTGAGGAGGTCATGATCTGCTCAAGCATGTTGTAGTGGCGTGGCGCGAGTGCCATATCGAGGGTGCATTCGCGGATCGCTGCCATCGCCAGATTAAAGTCGATCCGACGCGGCACGCCGAGCGCTGCCTTGTATGCCACCCGGCGTTCGATGAAGGCGCGCGCCAATTCGTAGGCCTCGTGCGCCATGCCCCAGGCGCGGCGGTTGACCGCCTTCTGGACGGCCTGCGTCAACGGTACGGTGGGCGTAGTGTTGCCTTCCATCATGACCGCGCGCAGGTTGAATTCGTGCGTTTCAGAGCGGGCAGGCGGCATGATCCTGCCTTCCAGCACATCCAGCACCCAGACGCGGAAGTCCTTGGCAACCTTGGTGCGGGCGAACATGCCCAGGGCGTAGCAGCCGCGCGGCGAGAAGATGCGCACTTCCTGCTCGCCGCCCTCGGTGGGCAGACGCACCACGGCGGTCATGTCGCCGGTGAATTCGTCGGCGTGCTGGCGGTAGAGCTTCTGAATGATGTCGGTTCTGGCGTATCCAAGGGCTACACCAATTTGGTGCCCCCTTAGCCAGGTCTGACCGTTGCGGTCAACGATGTCGAAGGTGGTGGATTGGAATACGACGGGGGTGGTTTGCTTTGCCATGGTGTTTCTCCGTAAGGTCTGTGACCCGCACACCACGCTTCCAAACGGGGTGGGCGGAACCGAACGGGTTGGAAGGCCGGCTACGGCAACCGGCGAGCCTTGCGGCTCCCCGCCCGGCCCGCCCATAAACTGGACGCACCAAGGCATGAAAAAAGCCGCTCGGCTTGCGCGCAGCGGCTTTCGCCGCCGTAGTGTCGGGCTTCCAAACCCGGTCGCGGAATTTGCCGCGACGGGGGAAGCATAGCCCGAATATTTGCGGCGCGTCAACGGCATACAGCCTCCATTTTTCGTTTTATTTGTTCGGAGAGCGTGTAAAGGATGTCTTGCGCCGCGGCATCAAGGCTTTCGTGGATGGCGGGCACATCGCCTTTGTGCGCCGCCAGCGTGGGCGAGAGGCGATCAGCCAGGCCTTCCATGAGGGTGCGGAGCGTGGCGCCGTAGTCGGCCAGGACGATTTCGACCTCGGCACGCTCGACCAGCAGCCCGGCTTCTTTGTCCAGCGCGAGGTTTTCGCGCTCGGCCTTGGCTTTCTGGAGCTTGTAGGTCTCCAGCTTGAGCGCGGCCCCTAGTTTTTCCATCGCGGGGACGGTGTCGCCCTGCGTATTGGAGGTCGCCGTGGATGCGCTGTGTTGCGTTTTCTCGGTCTGGGTGGGGTCTAGGTATTCACCCGCGCTCTTCGCGGCTTTGGCGGCCTCTATCTGGGCTTTGCGGGCCTGATGGTGGGGCAGGGGGCTTTCGGTAGCCTCACGCATCCGGGTGGCGGCTACGGGGTCGATCAGCCCGTCAGCCTCGGTCTGGATGCGCCCCGTGGCGATCCAGCGGTTGACCGTGGTCCGGGTGACATTGGACATCCGCGCAAATTCTGCCTGTGTGACTTTGTTCATTGCGTCACCTCTGTAAACCACGGCAGGATTTTTGAAACCACGGCAAAAACCACGGCAAAAAATGGTGTAAGTATTTGAAACCACTTAACACCACGGCAACCACGGAAGAAATGCGCACCCGGGCGTGCGGGTGCGTGTGTGTACATGACGCGCACACGCCCGCACATATGTGCATACGAGGCCCCTCTGCCGTGGTTGCCGTGGTTTTGGCCTGCACGCTGGGTTTGTGCCGTGGTTTGTGCCGTGGTGGCTTGCCGTGGTTGCCGTGGTTTTTTCATTCGGACACCATCGCCTGTGAGAATGCGAAAAAACAGGAGGTCAGCCATTCGGCCTTACTTTTTGTGCCTCGCGCATGTCGGCCTCCGCTGGGGCCGCCTTCGACGGCGCTCTCGGCGGGAACCACCATCTTTCGGTTTTTGTTTGTGCGGTCGACAAGCGAGGTCCATGTCGGGCAGGATTTCCCCGCTGTCCATCCGGGCTGTTTGCCAGCCAGACTCAATAAATCCTTCGCGCCCCGGCGTCGTTCGCCGTGCTGCTCGCACCACAGGCTATAGGCCTGGTACAGGTGAGAGCCCAGACACGGGATGAATGGCAGCGTCTCGCCGTCTTTGTCTTCGATTTCCCCGGCCATCCATTCCCTGAGGAAGCGGTCTTCGCTGCTCGCGCCCAGCTCGATCAGCTCGGACTTCGCCGCCGTCATGGGCGGTCGGGTCCAGGGTTTGAAGTCGCCAAGATCGAGGTTTAACAGGTAGTGGTGCAGGGCTTCGATGCCGCCATTGTCGATTTCGACATTGACCGCGTTGAAGTAATCGTCCCCCAGCTTGGGCGGTACCCATATCACCAGGTGTCGGCGGTCGTCGTTTTCGAGTACCAACGGCTGGCGCTCGTTGGACAGGAAAACGATGTTCATCTGGTTTTTTTCGTTGTGCGCCGCGACATTTTTGGGGTTGACGCGGATGGTGTCGCCGGTGATGAAGCCTTTGAGCCGGTTTTTGATGTGGTACATGTCCTGCCGCGCGAGCACTTCGTCGGCCAGGATGAACAGCTTTTTCTCGGCCCAGTCTGCGTTGAACTTGTCTTCCAGCGCCTCTTGCCCCAGCACCCGTCCGTAAGGCCCGAAAATTTTTCCATAGGCCTCGAAAAACCGGCTTTTGCCAGTGCCCTGTCCGCCATGCACGACGATGGCGCTGTGCATCTTGGCTCCGCGATGCTGTAGCGGGTAGGCGAGCCATTTCAGAACCCACTCGTAAACCTCGCGCTCGTTGGTTTCGTTGGCGCAAAGGTACTCCAGCAGCCCCAGCAGCTTGTCGCAGGTGCCCGCCTTGGGCGTGGTGGGCCAGCCTCCGAACAGGTTGCACCTGATCTGCGCGTCCTTATCGGTCGGGTCGAAGCCGATCTCGCTGTCGCGGGCTACGCGCCAGTGCGGGTGGCGCTTGAGGTCGTTCCAGCTGCGCTCGGGCAGCAGGTTCATGACATCGTCCTTCGCAACCAGCCGACGCTCGACTTCATCGAACAGCACTTTGCCACCTAACCCATAGGTGCCCCAGTAGCGCAGCGCGGCATCGTCAACGGACATGATGGAGGGCATCGCGCCGTCATCCGCCGTCTCCCCGCCCCCCGTGGGTATCGCGCCCCGCACCATGACGGTGGGCACGCCCCGCACGGGCGGCAGCTTGGCGACGGCGGCCTGGATGATGCGCTGCACCGCCTGAGCCCCTTCGCGGCAGGCGAGGTCATTAAAATCGGTTATATAGTCGCGGCTGTCTTTGGTTTTGGCGCGCTCAACGGTAAACGAGGGCTTGCACCAGTGTCCATCGACCGTCAGCGCGGCCTCATTGGCGTGGCGCACGCCCGGGTTGCCGTCGGTCAGGTAGTCATCATCGGCACAGATCAGGATGCGCGCCTTTTTGTGCACCCGGCGGATGGCCTCGGCGACCGGCTTGAGGTTTCCGGCGTCGAACGCGACCACCACAGGCAGGCCAGTCGCCTCGTGCAGGGATGATCCGGTGGCGTAGCCCTCGGCGATCAGCACCACATCGACGATCGCGCCGATGAGATGGTAGTGGCCCTTTTTGACCAGTCCTGCCGGGAAGTATTCTTTCTCGAGCTGCCCAGGGCGGCGGTTTCCGCCACGGATGATCTGCAAGCCCCATATTTTGTAGTCGTTGTCCCGGATCGGGATGGCGAAGGTGTCCCGATCATCGGGCGCCCAGCGCACGCCGTGCGCACCCACCGACTTCCGCGCCAGATAACCAGACTGCCCGCCACCCGGCCTGTATTCGCGCCAAACCCGGGTGGCCTTGGCGGAGGCGTCAAGCGCGAGCAGGCGGCGGCGCTCTTCCTCCGCCTTCGTGGCGGCTTTGTGACGGGCCTCGATCTCGGCCCGCTGCTCGGCAGACAGGCGCACATCGCGGCCCGGCCTGATCTTGTCAGAGAACTTCTCGGCCCCGGCCCAATATCCGTAAGACCCGATCAGATGCCGCGCCCCGTCGTCCAGCGTGATCTCGTTCAGGACATACCAGCCCTTTTGCTTGTGCCCCTGCCGCTTGACCCGAACCATCCGGCCAATCTCGAGCCCATCCAGCACAAAACCGGATGCGCGCAGGGTGCTGATGACGGCGTCGTGGTTGCTCATTTCATCCTTCTGGCAATGACCATCTCGACGGCGCGGTGGATTTCGATGCCGAACTCGTTCTCGATCCGCCGCATCACACGGTCCCGGATGGCGCGACTGTTGAACATCTGGCTGACGCCGATCATCTGAACCGGCTCAATGGGAAGCCGCCCCTTCCCTGTGCGGCGGAATACGGTGCGGCCTTTGTTGCCCAAAAACGCACCGGCAACCCCTTTAAGACCGCCGCCCTTGCGCATCCTGAAGAACAACTTCATGAGGTCTCCGCGCTTGGCACGGCGGCGGCCTTCGGCCAGCGTCACCTTCTTCTCCATGAACCGGACAAGATTGAGCGACCGTCCGCGCCGCTTCGGGCTTCCGTAGATGTTGATGGCGCCGTCAAGGCGCAGCCCTTTGGCGCTGGCGCGGCGCAGGCCGATCGACGCGGAGACATCGGACGCGCCAATGTTCCACTCCTCGCGCACAGCACGGCTGACCTCCGTTCGCCCCTTCTCGGACACCTTGTTGATGGCGGCGGCAATGGCCCTGTCGCGCTCGGCGCGATCCGCCAGCCGCCGAAGCTCGCGCTTCGCGTCCTCAAGGCCTTTAATGCGCATTTTGATCTGCATAGGCGTGACCTATACCCAGACACCAAACCCTAGCGCGATTCCGCGCCGCTTCGTACCCGCGCCAGGGATGCTCAGGAAGGACCCACGCACCTGGTATTGACTTTGAGCGCGGGCGCGTCCGAATCCGCATCCTGCTGGGGACGGGTTTTTCATTGCTGCTGCTCTCGATGGTGATTGACGCAGGCGTGGCGGGCGTCGGCGGCGTTATCGGCTGCCCCGATGCGGTGGTGGTGGTTGTCGGCCAGAAACCACGATTCGTAGAACACGCGGTCCCAGATGGTGATCTGGGTCACCGTGTATGGCAGCTGCTCACCGTCAACCCACGGCGTGATGGCGTACTTGTCGCCCGGCTTGACCGGGTGCCATGTCCACCGCGTGGTCATCAGACACCGTCCTCATCGGTGCTCATGATGCGATCTTCGAGCGCATCCAGCACCAGGCGCGCCTCGCTGATCTCCTTGCGGATCGCCAGCCGCTCACGGGTGTTCAGTCGTCCATCGCTGATGGCGTCCCTGATGGTGCGGGCGATGTCGCCGTACTCGGCGTCAGCGGCCAGGATGGCCGACAGCAGGCTTCCGGTATATGTCTTTGGCCGGTGCGAGATCGTGTGGCCGAACATCCCGGCCAGAATCTCAAGCGGCGTCATGTTTCCCGTGACATCGAGGATCGCCACGAACTCCGCCAGACGCAGGCCGTTCGCCTCATCGTTGGGGTTAAGCCGATTGCGGAACACCTGTTCCGACTTGCCCAGCTTGCGGGCGAGTTTGGGCAGGCCGTAGCCGTGCGCGGCGGCGTGGATGGATAGATCGAGCGCGTCCATGTTTAAGCCCTTTCAATCAAATAATTGCGCGCAGCGCGCTTGTGTACGATGACTGCATCGCTCATGCGGCAGCCTTCTGAGCGAGCTCTGGCCAGATCAGGTGCCAGTCGTCGGGCCGAAGATCGCGCCGCGTCACGGCGCCGCCGGTGGCCTGCTCGATGGCGACGCATCGCTCAATCGGCACGGGTCGAGCGCCTGTTTTCCAGAGGCTGACCATTACGGGCGACACACCAATGGCCTTGGCAAGAGTGGTCGAGCTACGGGTTTGTTCCAGGTAGGTTGTCAGGTTCATGCCGAGTAACTTAGCGCAGCACAATTGACCTGTCAATAGCAATGCGCAAGTATTAACGATCTGTAAATTGGTATCTAATGAAAGCTATGGATATTGATGAAATCCGGCGTCAGAACATACTGATCCTCGAGCGCGAGGCGGGATCGGTGAAGGCGATGCACGAGGCCGTCAAAATGTCGTATGCGCAATATGTCAATCTGCGCGACGGCGCCAAGGATGCGCGGTCTGGCAAGCCCAGGGGCATGCGCAAGGAAACAGCCTGGCGCTTTGAGGATGCCGGAAATAAGGATCGCGGCTGGCTCGATCAGCCTCATGGCGAAGCGCGGAATGAGCCACCGCCAAGAAAGGCCACGCCGCTGACGCCGCGCCAACAGGCATTGGTTGATCTGTTCGACGGACTGACAGAAGGCCAGCAGGACGAAGTGATCCGCCGTCTTCAGTCTCAGAAACAGAGCAACGATGCCATCATGGACGAATTGATGAAAAAACGGCAACGCGCGTAGAACTTCCGGAATGTAATCACACAAACCCGCTTCGGCGGGTTTTTTGTTGCC